GCCATAATCACCAGCGTTTCTTGCTAATGTAAACTTTAATTCGCCACCTGCGGTGTTAATCTCATTATTAAAACTTATATTACTAACTACATCTTTCCAAGTAGTTATATAATTATCGCTAGAGTCGTAAACTTTAACTTCATAAGTCTTTGCCATTAGATATACCTTTTATAATAACTCCCAGTGGTTACTATCTTTCTAGCTGTAAACTCATCTGTGAATACTAAACTACAGCTACCTAGGTTTAGGTCTGGGAATGTACCCTCATAATCTTGAACTTGAGGTGTAATACCCTGTTTTTGTAATGTAATATAGTCTATTCGCCAGCCCTGTACCTGAAAGTTACTGCTATCTCTTAATGATATTTGTATAGACTTTATAGCAGTTCTGACTGGTGTACCAGTAGTATTATCTGGAGTAGTAGCCATATCAAACTCAAAATAGTTCCAAGCGTTTGTAGCAATCGCTGAGCCATCCCATTGTGTAGTTTTGTCCCAATATACATAGTTACTTGCTAAAGTAGCGTCAGAGCCTGTCTGTAGCCTTACAGTGCCAACTGTACCGCTGAGTGGTGTTGGTATAAATACAGGTAAAATAACTTTACCAGTTGTAGAGCTTAAATCAGTAGCAGTTGCATCTAATCTTTGTGCATAACTGCTAGTAGCACCAGAAGCCATAACTATAGCTAAAGCACCTATACCTTCTAAATACTGTCCGCTGGTTGTAGTAAGTGTGATACTATCACCACTTGTCCATCCTGTAACACTATCACAGGTATCTATAACTGTTATAGTAGTAGGGTATATTTGTACTGATTTATTAGCACCATCTATAACTAATCTGTCATACCAGCCCCATATTCTACTTATTCTAATTCTTTGATTTAAGGCAGAATTATTTATATCTAAATACTCTGTAGAATAATATGGTAGTACTTGATTAAATCTCAGGTCCATATAAGCTTTACTTTTGAATGACCCCTCGATAGTGTTAGTATAAGTTGTATTATTTGCGGTATAAGTACCAAATACCAAAGCGTGATTGTCCATATCTGTAGCATAGCTATTAGCTGTAAAGTTTATTTCATATTCGCAGTAGTAGCCATTAGTTTCGTAGTTAAAAGCGTCCACAGTAGCTATAAAGCGTCTTTTCTTAGTTCCTAAGTATATATCTAGGTTCTTGTCATAACCTACTAAATTAGCCTTCAGCGTGTCTAATTTGGTATTCATATCGTCTAGATCACTAGCTTTAATACTGCCAGTTATTTTAATTTTACGCTCACCATAGTTCTGGTTTGTAACTACTTGCCCATCAGCCCTAGCTAACTCGAACTTAGAGTTATCAGTTTTAGGACTGCCCATATCTATTTTAGTTATATGGTAGTTATCTGATAAAAGATAAAAATTATTAAATTGAGCAAAATATGTCATATCGTTGTCATTCCTTTAGCACTTAGTTCGCCATTTCTATTTAATCTATCGAAGAACCTATCAACAGCAGATTGGTCGCCTAAACTTATATTGCCATAAATGTTATTATTTACGCTAGTAGTTTGTGTAGTTGTAGGTGCTTGTGCAGCTAATTGTGGTGTTGCAACTGCACCGAGAGCTAGTTTATTGGCCATAGCATTGACATCTGGTATAGATTTCTCTAATCCTAATTCTAAACCTCTACCAACTTCCATACCTAAGTCTAATGTTACTCTTGAAGGAGATCTTATTCTTAAGGCATTTCTAATTGAATTAGCAGCATCATTTGCAATTTGTCTAGCCCTATTAAATACTGCACTTGCCATATTGTTAATACCATTTATTAAGCCCTGTATAAGATCCCTACCAGCTCCATACAAAAGACCACCAAGATTGCCTAGAGCAGCTCTGATACGACCTGGCAAGCTCATAAACCAGTTACCTATATTGTTTATAGTGCCAGCTATAGTTGCCACAGTATTATTAGCCCAATTTCTGAATGCTGTTGTAGTATTCAATATAAAAGTCTGGAATTGTGCAAGCCAAGTGATAACCCTAATTATCGCAAATACTATTCCTGCAAGTACCGCTATTGCAATTAAAGTTGGAGCAACAAATGCTGCTAACAATATACCACCTATAACCATTAACTCATTTTTATATGGTGCTAATGCAGTTATAAGTTGTCTAACAGCGTTAGCTAACTGTTCCCAAGCCTGTCTAAACTGATTAGCTATAAAGTTTCTAACAGGTTCACTTTTCTTCCAGATATCTACTATCGTTGCAATTACAGCGTCTATTTCAGGTCTAAATCTGTCATACAAGAATTTGCCTGCTAAATAAAGTCCAGTCAAAGCAGCAGCAACTGCCAGTATCGGCCATGTAGCAATTATTACTTTAACTGCTAATACACCAAATGCAGAGGCTAGCACTACTCCAATAAAGAAAGCTACTGTATCAACATTATCAGCAACAATCTTGAATACAGTTTCTAATGATTTACCTATTGTATTTAAGGCATTACTTATTCTATCAGCACCTATGCTTTGTATTATTTTTGCCATACCTCGAGTCATAGCAGTTTGCATATTTGTAAATGCAGTTCCTATACCCCCAGTAGCTGTTTTAGCTTGAGTTGCAAAAGAAGCAAAACCATCGCCACCCTGTTCATTTAATTTAACTATTTGATCGGCGAATTGGTTCATAGATATACTTCCATCGCCTAAGGCTTCGCGTAAAGTAGCTATATTAGCATCAGCACCGAGCATACTTTTAGCAATCTGATTTAACTGTGCAGGCATAACTTCAGCTAAGGTGTTGAACTCTTGCATACCCATTTTGCCTCTACCCAGAGCTTGTGTAAATTGTACTAATGCTCTTTGTGCTTCTAATGGACCTTTACCACCTGCTAAAGCCATATTATTAAATGCTACTGTTAATTTGGTACTTTCTTGTATGCCTCTGCCAGAAGCTGCTGTAATACTCAATAAGGCAGTTGTTGCGTCATCTAGCGATGTAGGTAAGCCTCTAATACTTTTTTCAAGTATTTGCATAGATGCACCACTTTCTTCAGCAGAAAAGCCTAAGTTTTGTAATACCTTAGGAGCATTATTTAATGTATCTACTCTTTTAACTGCATCTCTAATAGTAGGACTAAGTATTGCCCCCATAGCTGCTATACCAGCACTAGCTACTAATGAACTTTTAGCTACATTTGCACCAAATGAACTGAACTTATCTCCGACTGAAGATATTTTACTTTTAACTTTTGCACTTTCAGCGTCAAACTTACTGGTATCAAGTTTTAGATCATAATGAATACTGCCTACATTTGTACTCATTTTTGTAAGTTCCTAACTTCTCTTAAAATACTATCTGTGCCTTCATAATCTTTTTTATACTGCTCAGCAAGTTTTTTAGCATCTTTGCCACCTGCCATTCCATTAGCTATGTTGGTTAGCTCAACAATGTTATCTCTTGCTTTTAATTTATACATACTAGCACATAGCCCAAAAAATCGCTTAGCATATTCATTCAGCGTTTGTTCAGCACTATAGCCATAGTATTGCATAAAATCACAAAACATTATTAGCCAACCTCCTGCACTTTTGGGTCAGTATCTATCTTTACCCCCCTTTCGGCTAGCTCTTTGCTCTCCTCTGGTTGTATTTGTTTCATAATTTCAGTTATTAAATCAATAGTAGCTTGCATATCTAATTCAGTATCTTTTAATTCAGGTATAAGCTCAGCCACTACCCAGTTAAAGTCTTCTTGTGCTTCAAGTATTTGTTGTCTGCTACTGTCATTTATGTTTTGAAATAAATTACCTACCTTGCTTAAAACTAACATATGCGAAAGTTTTGGTGGTTTACATGTAACCTCTACACCTTTAACTATGACCTTGAATTCTTTTGGTTGTAAATCTGCGATTGTTAATGCCATATTGCCTCCTTAACTTATTACTGCTTTATCTCTATAAACTATCTGCACAGTAAGTTTATATACCTTACTATACTCTAAATCTCTAGCCACATCTTCAACATCACCTAACACTAATAAAGTATATATAAAAGATGTAACACTATCTACACTGTGCATTCTGTGTATGTAGCGTTTGATATCTTCTATTTTATCTATTGCACTAGTAGCCGAAGTATCTTTTACATAAATGTTTACTACCGACTCCTCCATTGGTACATAATAATTTAGCGAGCCGCCAATGCGTTCTACCCATATACCATCTGTTTCATCAGGTATATAGCCTACAAATATATCTATACCAATATCGCCAAAGCCAGCGTTATCTAAATATGTTGCTACTGTATTTGCTATGTCCATTATGCCCTAGCCCTTATTACATGCTTTTTAATAATTGGTGTTAGCTTTGTAACTGCCTCTTTGCCTGATTTACTTAAATACCCACTACCAGTACCTGGTGTGCTATATTTTCTTACTCGGCGTTTTCTATCGCCCCCAAACTCTTGAAAGCGGGCATATTCTACCCAAAATGATATTCTCCAATGCAATCGTTTCATTTGTTTATTTTCGCTATTGGATCTTAATGCACCCTTCTTGAATGGCGCTCTATTTTTAGCATTTATTAAAACATCTCGGCTAGCGTCAGCAAGTGCATCATTTAAGCTATTTTTTAATGCAACAGTAAATACTGGCATTTTATCTACAACCCTAGCTTTCACGATATTACTCCATATCTTTGTAATTCAGTCTTTATAAACTGCACTTCAGTATCTCGCAATCGCCTGCCTTTTATAAGCCTTTCAACTCTAAAAAACTCGCCATCTATTTCTAGAATATCTTTTTTTTCTATGCCACTATCAGGCTCAAACCAAGCCTGTGCATCAGATTGCGTCTGTTCGTTATTAGTATCACTTACTTGATCAACTATATATCTAAAATGGCAGGGCATTTCTTCTTCAGTGCTACGAATAAAATCGCCATAGGCATTTCTGGTGTAGTTATGTTTTATAGCTGTCTGGCGCATTGGTGGTTTCATTTACACCTCTGGGAATAGATATGTTATTTGGTCTAGTGCATTTTTAGATTGTGTGCTTTCAAAAGTAACACTATAGCCTTCAATGCTTTCAGATTTAATATTATCACTGCTATCTATTTCAGCACTTAATGCGTCTAGCATTGCGTTCTTTACAATGTTTACTGTATCAGTATCATCATAAATACTAAACTTAGCAGTTACAGATACATTATTCATACCAAGCACAAATCTGCCATCTCGGTTGCGTATCATAGTTTTTAATGTTCTATTAACTGGTTCTTTTGTAATATCACCATCTAAAAAAGTATATTCTACTAGAGTATCATCATCTACATATTTAACTGCTGTGATAGCTGTGCAAGGATCTATTTTAAGATGTTGCACACCACCATCATAATATCTTACGCTTGGGCTTACGCTTTCTATATTTGAGCCTATGATTTTCTCCACTTGTGATTGTAGAGCGTTGTTCAATGTTGGAAATGCTAACAGCTCGTCGGCTGTTAGGCTTCTGCCTAGTTTCGCTTCCAAGTCTGCTGAGCTTATCAATGCCATTTTTATATTCCTTTACACTTAAAATTGCTGAATTGTAATAATGTTTTACCATAATTGCATTATAACACAGTGCCTAGCACAAAATAAAAAAAAGTCAAAAAAAGTATATACACAAAAAGAGGGCTTATAGCCCTCAATTTGTTTGTTAGTTAGCTTACTAGCTAATGGCAGTAGGTCCAACTCGTCCGAGCAATCTACCATCTGTAGCAGCTCTACTTTCGTCAACAAGTGCAGTGAAGGTTACTTCATAAACTGATTGTTCATCAATCTTGTAAGCAACAGTCGCATTGTCAGTAGAAACAGCCTTAAAGAATGTGATAGTTCTCTCGTTAGTGGCATTTTTAGCTTGTGGAGTTATGACTAGTGCTAGTGCATCATCTCGTAAACTATAGCCAGCTTTTGAGCCAAAGTGTAGGTGGTCATCGGTAGAGCCTACATCATAATCTGCTTCAGGTATAACATAACTTAGTATTCCTGGTGTGATTTCAGCTAGCTTCAGTTTAACTGTAGCTTTCTGTCCTGCAAGCACCATATCTACTGGAGTATTGCCATACAAATCAGTTTTTACTTCTGTAAATTCTCTTTCAATTTCAATCTCTACACCATCTACAGTGTGTCCTAAGTCCACACCACCAAAAGTAATTAAGCTACCTGCAGCAACATATAAACTATTTATGTTAGCCATTTAGGTTACTCCTTCCTTTTAGCTTACTGTACCAGTACCAATTATAGTAAATGCTCCATTGAAGCGAGTTTGTGGAACAACTCTTAATGTAGCTCGCAATGCGAATGCATCTTGAGTAATTAAGTTGAAGTCAGAACCACCAGCGTCTTTAACAACACCAGAGTCAAATACTTTAGTTTCTAGTAATCGCTTGACATGTAGCTGTATTCGAGATAGGTCTCCGAATACTGCGAAAGCCTTATTAGCACCAATAGTGCCTCTTTCAGGCATTACATCTACTAGCTCTACTGGAACACCATCAATAGTTGGAGTAACACTCTGACCGACTCCCCCAAATAGG